ATTATAATTAGTGAAAATTGTTTTGAAAAAATTATAGAACTTTGTAACGCTGGATTAAATAAAGGAAAATTTTATAGAGCCAGACATCGTGGTCAATACGATAATAATTTTAATGTTATAAAAGTAGAAGATTGTCATTATCCAAACAACCCAGATTCCATTATTTGCGGTTATTGTAGTGGTGATTTTTTATTTTTACATAAAGATGTGTTTGTAGATATTGCAAAAGGGTATGATGAAACCAACCAAGCACATAGAATAAGTTTTCAATCAGGTATGGATGGTGAAATATTATGGAATTTACATAACAAAAATGTTAATTTAGAATTTATAGATGAAGTATATTATCACATTAATCATGGTCATCCAAATAGTGTTGATAACGTCTATAACATGAATGGTTATGAAAATAAGGATAATTGGGGTTTTATCGATTACCAAAAAACTAAAATTAAAGATAATATTATATTAATATCATAAAATGAAAAAAATTATAGCAACAACAACAATCAACCCACCAACTGAAGCGTTGATTAAATACTCTAAATTACCAGGGTGGTCAGTAATCGTCGCTGGTGATAAAAAAACAAACCACGATTTATACAAAAACCTTGACAACATAACTTACTTAACACCAGAAGAACAACAAGAAAAATACCCTATTTTAAGTGATTTAATTGGGTGGAATTGTATACAAAGACGTAATATAGCTATTTTAGAAGCCTATAAAACTGGTGCTGATTTAATTGGTATTATCGATGATGACAATATACCATACGATGATTGGGGTCGAGAAATATTAATAAATAAAGATGTTTCTGTTGATTATTATAAAATTGACGATATAGCTTTCGATTCTATGGGGTTATTAAAAGGTTATGAACATTTATGGCATAGAGGTTTTCCGTTAGAAAGAATCCCTTTCAGAGATTATTCTAACAAAACTAAAAAATCTATAAACCCAAAAGTACAAGTAATTTATTGGGATGGCGAACCAGATGTTGACGCTGTTTGTCGCATGATTAATAATCCGATTTGCAAATTTGATGTAACTCAATTCCCATTTAGTAGTGATAAAATATCACCATTTAATTCTCAAAATATTATTATTGATAAGTCAGTTGTGAAAGATTATTTTCTATTCCCTTATATTGGAAGGATGGATGATATTTGGGCGTCATTTTATATACAATCAAAAGGTTATGAAGTTATTTTCACTAAACCAGGTGTGTATAGCGATAGAACATTAGGTACCGTTGGGAGGTATTCGGCAATAGAAGATATGAAAAAAGAATACTTAGGTATGGAAAATAATTTAAAATTACTAACAGATTTACAAACAAATCCAGATAACATTAAAAATTATTTACCAGAAAAATCTTGGTTAGCTTTTAACGAATGGGTTAAAATTATAAATCAATAATTGTTTACTATTATTTTTTTTTATATTATATTTAACGTATAATATAAAATAAATTAAAAATATGAAAAAAGCATTAGTATTAGGTGGTGGAGGTTTTATTGGAGGTCATTTAGCAAAAAAATTAAAAGATGAAGGTTATTGGGTTAGAGTGGTTGATATTAAAAATCATGAACATTTTAACCATGACGAAATTTGTCATGAATTTATTTTAGGTGATTTAAACGACCCAGCATTGGTGTCAAGGGTAATGTTTGCACCAAACCAAGAAAGTTGTGATAACAAAGAAAAATCGTTTGACGAAGTTTATCAATTAGCTGCCGATATGGGTGGTGCTGGATATATATTCACAGGAGAAAACGATGCTAATGTTATGCATAATTCAGCGTTAATTAACTTAAATGTAGCCAAAGAATCTGTAAATAAAGGAGTAAAACGAATTTTTTATTCTTCATCAGCATGTATGTACCCAGAACATAATCAATTAGACCCAAATAATCCAAACTGTGAAGAATCATCAGCATACCCAGCTAACCCAGATTCAGAATACGGATGGGAAAAACTATTTAGTGAAAGACTTTATTTTGCGTTTATGCGTAATTATGGGTTAGAAGTTAGGGTAGCTAGATTTCACAATATTTTTGGACCTAAGGGAACGTGGCGAGGTGGTAAAGAAAAAGCACCAGCGGCTATGTGTAGAAAAGCGGCTGAAACACCAGATGGTGGTATTTTGGAAGTTTGGGGTGATGGTTCACAAACTCGTTCATTTTTATATATAGATGAATGTATTGAAGCTATTCTTAGATTTATGAGAAGTGATTTTACTGGTCCTGTTAATATTGGTTCTGAAGAAATGGTTACTATTAACAAATTAGCTGAAATTGCTATAAAACTTTCTGGAAAAAATATAACAATAAAAAATATATACGGTGATGAATTTATTGGGAAATATGGTTTCAAATGCCCAACTGGTGTTAAAGGTAGAAATTCAGACAACAAACTATACAGAGAAAAAGTAGGGTGGGAATCTAACCAATCTTTAATTGATGGTATGGAAATAACGTATGATTGGATTAATAAACAAATTTAATTGCGAGACGATTTAGTTATAATAATTCAAGGTCCTTCAAATAATGTTTTTGAATTAAAAAAAGCGTGGGAAGGTTTTAACATTATCTGGTCAACATGGGTTGGTGAAGAAACAAAATACGATGAAAACGATATTGTTTTGTTTAATAATTTACCCATCGAACGTGGTGTTCAAAATATTGCGTTACAAAAAGAATCCACATTAAATGGAATAACTAAAGCAAAAGAATTAGGTTATAAACGAGTTTTAAAATGGAGAAGCGATTTATTACCATCAAATGCTAAAAAATTGGTAGATTCTTTTAAAAAAGAATATGTTAACTTTTTAACTTGGCATAAGGATGGTAAGTACTTTGTTGATTATTTTATTGAAGGTGATATTAATGATATGTATAACATTTGGAACATACCGACAATATATGGCCCTTATTCTGAAAAAATAACAACAGATAATATATTTTCTTTAGGATTAGATAATTTTAATTTTATCGGAGATGAATTATCTAGTGATAATGAGATATATTGGGTGAAATATAATACAAATCTTTCTACGTATAAGAATCATGATTGTTATACTATGGATGTTATAATATAAATAAAATAAATAAAATAAATAAAATGATAAACAATTCAAAATTTATTGATAATGCATTTACACAAGATGAATTGGAAAATGGTGCGTTTGTTGATTTAAACGGTAAATGTCCTTTATGGACAACAAAAATGATTAATGTGATTAAAGACAAAATAGATTTTACTGAAATTAAGACAATTTTAGATATTGGTTCCAGAGACGGATGTCAAAGTTTGGAATTAAACAGATGGTTTCCACACGCTAAAATCTACGCTTTTGAACCAGTAAAAGAAAATTATGAGTTTACGGTTCAAAATGTTGAAAAAGTTGAAAATATAAAAACATACCCATACGCGATAAACAATTATAACGGTAAAACTATTTTTTACGAAGTTTATAATGGTAATATAGGTGCTAGTTCATTATTAAAAACTGCTAACCATTGGCGTTCATCTCAATGGCAACAAAAAGAAACAGAAGTAGAGTGTATTGTTTTAGCTGATTGGTTAAAAGAAAATAAAATCGACAGCGTAGATTTGATTTGGATGGATGTTCAAGGTGCTGAAAACATCGTTTTAGATAGTTTAAAAACATATTTAAATGATGTTAAAATTATAGCAACTGAAATTGGTTTGGAAGAATTATATCAAGGTTCTACTAGTAAACAACAATTAGATGAAAAATTAAATTTATTTACAGCACTAGATGAATCACCTGAACCTTCAATGACCGAAATGGATGTTGTCTACATTAATAAAAAATTGTTATGATAAAATTAATAATTTTTGATTTAGATGGTGTTTTAGTTGAAGCTAAAAACATTCACTATGAAACATTAAACACCGCGTTAGCAAAAGTTGATGAAAAATACAAGATAAATTGGGATGACCATCTAAGTATTTTTGATGGTTTAAAAACTAACCAAAAACTAGAAATTTTAACTAATACTAGAGGTCTACCAATAAACAAATATAGTTTTATTTGGGAAGAAAAACAAAAATTAACACTAAAATGTTTACATTCATTACCACAATCAATTGAGTTACAAGAAACTTTTCAAAAATTAATTGAAGATGGTTATAAAATAGCTTGTTGTTCTAATTCGATTCGTAAAACAGTGTTGACTGTTTTGTCAAAATTAGGTATAATTGAATATTTTGATTTGATAATTTCAAATGAAGATGTGAAAAATAGCAAACCGCACCCAGAGATGTACTGGAAAGCTATTTCTAATATTGGTGTGTTACCTGAAGAATCATTAATTATTGAAGATTCACCACATGGGTTATTGGCGGCTTCTAGAAGTAAAAGCCATGTTTTAAGGGTTTTATCGCCAAAAGAAGTGAATTATGAAAATATAATTAATAAAATAAATGAAATTAAAAACAATAAAAATATGGAAACACCTAAATGGGTCGATAAAAATTTAAATGTATTAATACCAATGGCTGGTGCTGGTTCTAGATTTGAAAAAGCTGGTTATACTTTCCCTAAACCGTTAATTGATGTTAATGGTGAACCTATGATTAAAGTTGTTAGTGAAAATTTAAATATAGATGCTAATTTTATATACATAGTACAAAAATCACATAGAGAAAAATACAATTTAGATACACTATTAAACTTAATCACACCTAATTGTAAAATAGTTGAAGTTGACGGTATTACCGAGGGTGCTGCGTGCACCACTTTATTGGCTAAAGAGTTTATCGATAACGAACAACCTCTAATTATGGCGAACTCAGACCAATTTATTGAATGGGATTCAAACGAATTCATGTATAAAATGAATGAGACAGATGCTGATGGTGGTATAGTAACATTTACATCGACCCACCCAAAATGGTCGTTTGCTAAAATAGATGAAAACGGGTTTGTTACTGAAGTTGCTGAAAAAAATCCTATATCAGACATAGCTACCGTTGGTGTTTATTTTTGGAAACACGGGTCAGATTATGTAAAATATGCTGAAGAAATGATTAATAAAAACATAAGGATTAATAATGAATTTTATGTTTGTCCAGTTTTTAATCAAGCGATTGATGATTGTAAAAAAATTAGAACTTTTAATATTGAAAAAATGTGGGGTATTGGTACCCCTGAAGATTTAAATTACTTCTTAGAAAAATATAATAATTAATGGTGTTAATTGCACATAGAGGTAACACAAATGGACCTATGGAATCATGGGAAAATGAACCAACTTATATTGACATGGCAATAAAAAAAGGTTTTGATGTTGAAGTTGATGTTTGGTATGTTGACGGACAATTATATTTGGGTCATGATAAACCACAATACAGTGTTGATTTAAAATGGTTTATAGATAGGTTGACTAAATTGTGGGTACATTGCAAGAATATTGACGCGGTTATTTATTTTAAAGAATCTGAATATGAAGTTAATTATTTTTGGCATGAAAAAGATACAATTACATTAACATCACTTAATAAAATTTGGGCGTTTCCAGGAAAACAACCTATCACGCATAGTATTGCGGTTATGCCTGAAATCTTTAATGATGATATCACACAATGCATTGGTGTTTGTAGTGATTTTATAAAAAAATACAAATTATGAAAATAGCGTTATGTTTAGGTAATTTAGCAGGTATTGGTAGACAAGGTGATAAGGCTTATGTTATTGGTTATGAACATATAAAGAAAACAATTTTAGATAAATTTGATAACGTAGATGTTTTTTTACATTCTTATGAAAAAAATCTAGAAAACGTTTTATTGGAATATTATAAACCGATTAATTTTTTATTTGAAGATATGCCAGATTTTAAAGAAAATTATAAAGATTTAGATTTAAATTATTGTAAATATGATAGCCAACAAACTTTTAATTATCAAAATTTGTTTAGTATGGCTTATAGTAGATATATGGTTGGACAATTAAAATCAAAACATGAAAAAGATAACGGTTTTATTTATGATTGGGTAATATTTGTTAGATATGATATAGCATCTGTTAATCATATCGAAGAAATAGCTTTTGATACAAGATTAGATGGGGATTATGTTTATTCATGCATGTTTAACCAATTAAATGCTGGACCACAAGACCAATGGTTCTATTCTAATTCAAAAAATATGGACACTGTGTTTTCATTATATAAAAATTTAAACAAATATTTCAAAACAAATAGTGATTTTGCGATTAGCGCTGTGAATAATTGGATTGATTCAAATATTTTTGATAGGTTTTCAAATGAAATATTAAAAACAGAAGGTGAAAAAATAAACATTGGTGAGAAGATGCCTATAGGTTCTATTTCTAATGGGCATTTGGTTTTAAATGGCATTTATATGTTAATAATTTATGGTCTTTAGATAAGCTTAAATTTGTAATAACAAAAAATAGAGAAAATGTTGATTATAATGGAATTCAAAATAATAATGTAATTAGATTATATTAATATGATATTAATAGTTTACGGTACTAGACCAGAATATATAAAAGTAAAACCCATTATGGTCGAGATGGATAAACAAGGTGTTATTTATAAAACTTTGTTCACGGGTCAACATAAAGATATTGTTACAGAAAACGCATGTTTTAACCTACACATGAAACATTATGGTGAAAATAGGTTAGATAACATCATCCAAAATTGTATGAATTTACCAGATGAATGGTTTGAAGGTATAACTCAAGTTTTAGTTCAAGGTGACACAACCTCAGTAACAGGTTTAGCGTTGGCAGCCATGCATAGAAAAATACCAGTAATCCATTTAGAAGCTGGTTTAAGAACCTATGACACAGAAAACCCATTCCCAGAAGAAAACAATCGTAGAATAGTATCAACAATTGCAAAGATACACTTATGCCCTACAGAGTTAAATAAAGCTCATTTAGAGAACGAAATGACTCTAGGTGATATCTACGTAGTTGGAAACACAGTTCTTGATAATTTAGTACCTTATAAAGCAAAATGTGAATACACTAATAAAGTTTTAGTTACGTTACATAGACGTGAGAACCACGATTTGATTGAAGAATGGTTTTCAGAAATAAATAACTTAGCGTTGACTTATCCAGATTTAGAATTTATATTACCAATACACCCTAATCCAAATGTTCAAAGACACAAGGGTTTGTTAACAAATATCAAAGTAATAGAACCATTACCGCATGAGGAGTTATTAGAATTGTTGGTAAAAACAAAAATGGTTATTACTGATAGTGGTGGATTACAAGAAGAATGTTCTTTTTTAAATAAAAAATGTTTGGTTTGTAGAGAAAAAACAGAAAGACCAGAAGCAAATGGTCTAACTAGTTTTATAGTAAAAAAACCAGAATATTTAAAAAGTAACTTTGATTATGAGATAAAAAATTATAAAACAGAGTTTGAATCACCTTATGGTGATGGTAATTCAGCGAAAAGAATAATTGATATATTAAAAAAATACGTAAAGAATGAAATTTAAAAAATGGTTAAACAATCAAATTGCTAGGATAATGTTCTCTGTTTCAAACGTTGAAAAAAATGCGTTGGGTCAAAAAGGTGAAAGTTTAGAAACTGATGTTAACAAACATCAAAGATTAACCCAAGGTCAAGTCGCTGATTCATTAATAAATGGTGAAATCACTCAAGAGGTGTTAAAATAATTTTTACTTTTTTGGTTTTCATGATATTTATAATAAAAAAGTAATATTATGAAAAAAGATTTAACAAATGTTATTGGTTACATTTATAAGTTAACCAGCCCAAATGGTAAAGTTTATATTGGTCAAACAATCAATAAAAAACAGCGAATTTACAATTATAAAAAAAGTTCTTTTAAAAATCAAATAAAACTTTGGAATAACTGTAATAAATACAATTGGAATCCAGCAGATTCATTTGAAATGATTGAAGAATGTTTATGTGGTGAAAACAAATGTTATTTGAATGAAAGGGAAAAATATTGGGTTCAATATTTTGATAGTTTTAAAAATGGTTTAAATTGTAATGAAGGTGGTCATGGAAATATAGGTCATAAACATTCAGACGAATCTAGAAAAAAAATGAGTGAATCGGCTAAAAAAAATATAGAAAAATTATCAATAAGAGCAAAAAAAACTCATTCTGGTAGAATTCAAAGTGATGAAGAAAAACAAAAAAAATCAATTAAATTAAAGGGTATAAAAAGAAACGATGAGTTTAAAAATAAAATGCGTATAATTGCTAAAAATAGAATAATTAGCGATGAAACCAAAAATAAAATATCAAAAGCTAAAAAAAATACAGTATCTAAAAAAAGAGAAAAAATTTGTC